TTCGAATGTTTCCATTATTTCATGCTTAAAGCGTTCCAGTCAAGTGATATGATCGACTGTTTGTCTTTGGCCTTAACGTCACACCCTGCGGTATTGATATTCATAGAGCCGTAAACCTGACTAAACAATCCGTTTGTTGAAGCGATTGCCAGTGTTGCACCTGTAATCTGAGTTGCCTCGGAATATCCAGACACTTGCAAAATTGCAGACATTTCACCATTTTGAAGTGAGAGTTTACCGCTGTACTTTGCGGCGTTCCTTTTCTCTCCAATTGGCTCTTCTTCTCCGATTGCGTAGATGGTCTCCTGTTCACGTGCGATGTTCCACGAAATAGTTTCACCTGTCAAAATAGGATATGTCACCCTATCGACAATCAGCAACACCTTATAATTGGCGGCTGTTAAAATTAATTGATTGAGCTGTGCCATAATTTTACAGTGTTGAGCTGAATTGAATTGTTCCGTTTACCTTTCCTAAAATAGGAGTGGGCACCAGATTTAAAAGAAAGTTCAGCGTTTTCGTAGCGTTGAAATTTACACCTGAAACAACCAAAGAACCGTCACTTAAATCGCCCGAACCGCTTGCAGTGGTTAATTGAGCAATATAAGTATCGTAGAACTCCTTTTGCTTTGCATTCAGATAGATTGCGTCAACGTTGCCCGTTTTCGTGTCCAATGGTAGGTTTTTACCCATTTCGTCAATAAAGAAAGCCAAAGCGTCCGCACTCAAAGAGTTTGCAACCCTATTGTATTCCTGAGTTGAAAGCTGTTTTGTTGCTAATTCACACGTTGCGCCATCATTCCAAAAATAACCCGAATGATTAGCCCAAATACGAAGGAACATAAATTGCTTTTGCCCCAAAGAAGTAACATCGGCAGGAGTTAATTTAACGACCGATGAATTAGTCGAATAAACTACACCCGTGTCGGCGGTCGTGAAAGTTGTGTGATCGGTTACAGCTATAAATGACTGTCCGGCTAAATAGGTCGCGCCATTGTAAGTGACTGTTCCGCCAAATGCGATGTAAGTAACTCCGACCGTCAATGTTCCGGCAGCGGCAATTGATACACCATTTGTCAAAAATGCAGTAGTAGCCACAACAGGACCATCAGCAACAGCACCAAAACCGTGACCGATTGTAATGCGAGCAAAACGACCTAATGCCATACCGACAGAGCTAACTCCATTTGGTTTACTTCCGGTAATACAAAGCGACACTGAGGGTGCGGCCTTTGTTGCCATTGTTCCGACCGTTGAAGGCGTTACCGTTGTGCTCATGTTGTACCCGTCAACGATTGAGCTAAATTGATAACCCTCATTGAAAAGCTGAGCGGTGACAGTTTGTAGTGCCGTGATCGTATCAGCCACATCAGAAGGAAAATCAGTAGCGGTTTGCGATGCCGAAGGAATATCATAACACAAACCAAGCATTTTAACCCGGTTCATATTATCAGCAACGGCGGTTCCGCGAATGATTCCTTTGAATGTTGCCGAAGCCACATAAGTAGCGAAGGTGCTTGCTTTTGCATATCCCACAACCCACAGTTTAGCACCGTCTCCGGCCTGTTGGTAAAATTCTGAGATTTGCTGATAGATTGCAGTTCCATTTGTCACATCCAAAGCCGCCGTTATGCCCAATGTTGACAGGTCTGTAAGCTGAGTAATCAAATAGGCTGTGTCCATTGCAAAAGTCGTAGAAATTGGCACCGCTTTACAAATAAGCATCATTACACCATCCGAAGATTGCGCAACGCCAGCGGCATTATTTATTACAACAATATTAATAGGATGATCCATAATAATAAGATTTAGCCCGAAGGCGATTTTTACTCTGTTACGGCTCTGCCTTTTTTTGGTGCCGGTTCAGCTTCGACTGCGAAAGTCTTAACCGCTGAAACTTCTTTTACTTCGCGTTCTGCGAGTGTTTCCTGATTCTTTGCCTTCATCATTAATGCTTGCAAATCCTCAACTGTTTCAGGGATTGCGTCCCCTTTTTCGAATTTAACCCGATAACTGGCTTCTTCTGAGTTTGGGTTTGAAAAGTCTTTTCTGAAATCAGACTCCTCTTTTCCAATGTACAGATTGCCGTCTCCGTGAATGTAGCAGGCGCCAAACTTTTTTACAACAGCTTTAATCTGTGGTAAATTCTCCTTGTGTAGTTTAAAAATCATGGTAGTGAATTTATTTAATGTTAAACTTCATTCGATTGAACATTTTGCCCTTTACTGTCGCGGTTGAGCTTGTAATGTATTCGACAAGTAAGTATCTACCTTCGAATTTAGCCGTGTCTTGCGCGAAGGAAATGTCAGACCATCCGCTTGCTGATAGTGTTAATGTTTTAGTGTATGCTCCTGCACTTTTGCCTTTTTTAACAGTAATAAAGTCGGCTATTGCGGGATCATTTGCCTGGTAAAAATTAACCGTTAAAGTGGCCGTACCTGATAGTATTTTTTTCCAATACATCGTTAAATATGGCTCAACTCCATTAGTGTGAGTAACAGGAATAATGTACTGGATGGTATCAGAAACTAAGATACTATCAACAGGTACAAGGTTCACGCCTCCAAAGTCAGCAAACTCACCCTGTACAACATTGCGAACAGTTGGCCTTAATGTTGGTTGCTGAGCTGAAACTCCGAAAGCAAATAAAACTATAAGCGATAAGAAAATAAGTAACTTTTTCATTTTGATTCTTTTTGTGATAAACCGGGACTGCTAACCAATTTCAGCACGTCCCGGCTCTACCTGATTATTAAACTGAAGGAGTTCCGTAGGTCAATAAAGACGTTCCGTTGAAATTAGCTCTCAAAGGTTTGATACCGATACGAATATCAGCACTCATTTTGTAGCCATAATTCGTCGGGTCTTGAATCATGAATACATCGAGCATTCCTAATCCAATACCTACCTGCGAAGGAATAAATCCAACAGCAGCAGATACGGCAGTCGCGGGAATTACACCTGAAGGGTCTTTAACCTGACCTGTGGCCGGGTCGTAAATTGCAACGCGAGAACGTTGATTCAAAATGGTGTGTTTGAATTTCAAAAGGTCGGCACCATCAGCATTGATCCACCGGGTCAATAGTGATTTGGTTTCTGGATCTTTCGAAATGTAACTGTCCATTGTAGGATCAATTACCAAAGTGGCGTTCTGGTTTTCCAGTTGGAAGTTCTGACGATTATAAATCTGCTCAGTTGTGATAATGTCATTCAGCAAAGGTTTTGCCAAATTACCAGCGAAAGCAGGATTATAATAGAAAGCATCCGGAGAGGCTGAGTTTGCAATATTGAACCCTGCGCCCGAAGTGTTGACAACCGAAGCGGCTGGCACTGTTGAAGCAAGAGTATAAAGCAAGTCATCGTCCATAACTGAAGCCCATTTTGCAAATGCCTGAGCCCAACCAGTTGACATTTGATCGTAACGCAACATGTGCATTGTAAGCGGCGCCCACAACATTGGCTGCAACCAATAGGGAACCAATTTCAAAGCAACGGCCTGATCTGCGTATGTGTAATTGGCTGGATCAACCGGTTTCGTTCCTTTGGTGATCGCAGGATCGGCCATGATGTTTGTCCAGATAATACCCATGTTATTTCCGGTGTCCTGCGCTCCAAAAATTGGAATGTCGTTTTTCCACGAAGTTGTCGGGAAAAGTTTGAAGATTGCTAATGCAAGCCACTCAACCGCGAGGGTGTCGGGAGTTGCAAGAGCATCATCCGAAGTTGAAAGGGTGGTGATGCGTTCCATAACGTTGTTACGGCCCATTTTTTCAACTACGCCGCTGTTTAAATTGGCAGCTACATTTTTCAATGAAAGACCAGCCCTCATTGAAGGGTTCGAAGCATAAGCGGCCAATGAGGCTTCGTTACAATTCTGCATGATGCGAATTTTGTCCACAACTGCGGAATATTTTGAATCTTCCATAATGGAATTCAAAACAATTGCGTAATCAGCGAGGGATTTTGACCCTGCATCTTTTGTGATTACACGTTGTAGGATTCTTTCACCTTCTTTATTGTCTTTTGCGGACAATTTAGAAAAGGTTACGCCGGAATTAACCTGCACTTTGATTTTGTGTTCAGGGGCTGCGGCGAGGTTCAACTTTTCCCTGAGTTCTTCGGGAGTTTTTAATTGCGGCATAGCATTATTTTTTGATTTTTCTTTAACTGGTTCTTTTGCCTTCGGTTCGGCTTCGTCGTCATCAGCTTCGTCGACTGCTTTTTTTGACGTTTCATATTTTGCTTTGGCCTCTTCGGCTTCTTTTACTGCTTTTTCAGCGGCCTCCTTGCAAGCGGTGAATTTCTTCGCTGCCTCTTCGGATTCGTCGGCTTCCATTGCTTTCTTTGCGGCTTCGGTTTCTTCAACCGCTTTAGCTGCTTTTTTGGCGGATTCATCGGCCTCTTCTTTTGCCTTTTCAGCTTCAGCGGATTTCTTCGCTTTGAGTCCGATAGGTTTCAAATCCGGTGCAATGTCGGCTTTTTTTGGAGTGATAACCTTTACGGGTTCGTCTCCGTCCGGCTCTTTGGTCATGTTGAGCGGTGCTTCTTTGATAGGGTCACCTGCAAACATGTTTTTTACAGTTGAAGCAAAGTCGCTTAATACTGATTTGATAATACCAGGTAATTCACTGGCTAAAATCACATGATTGCTTTTGTCCTTATCTTCGGCTGCTTTTTCTGTTGCCAGTTTCTCGGCTGCTACTTTTTCAGCTTCGAGTTCATCGGCGGTTTTCTCTTTTGCCATTTGATTTGACGTGTTAAATTTGGAACTTAAAGTACATATATTTGATAATACATTTTCTTTTTCATCTTCATTATAAATCTTTGCGTAAAGAAGTTCTTTGTTTTCTTCAATCGATTGTAGGATTTCATTACCCTGTGATACGGCGGTAGCATTTGAAGGCAATGTTACCATTGAGATTTCATACATAAAGAACTTTTCACAGTTTTTTAGCCCGTTATTGTCCAAAATGTTTTGTCCGGCTGCGTTTTGTTTCCAAATAGCCTCACCACCGATTGAGCAAGCCCGAAGCCAACCGCCTTCATACATTGAGGCGTATAACTTTGAATCTTCGGTGATTTTGTGAAATATGGGTAATCCTGTCCAGTTATTTCCTTCGAGCTTAATATCAGTCATTAAGCCAAGTGGTTCACCACCCCAATTATGCTGTTTTAAAATTACTGGATTTTGAAGGAAACGTGAAAAGTCAATAACGTTATTCGGGATAATTCCGCCCTGATCATTTGGAGTTGAATTG